CAATACTGCTCAGGAAGTCGCACTATTTGTTGCAACTCAAAAATCCCGCTCTTTCTCAAATATGCACACCGAAGAAGCCCAAAAAGCGGCGAAAGGTGCTGAAAAGAAAGATACTGACAACCAATCATCACCGCACGCACCGATTGTGCGTATTACTGACCTACAGAAAGGCGGTGGCGATGAAGTTGAGATGCAAGTTGTCCATCACTTGAATAAACGCCCAACAATGGGTGATCGCAAAATTGCAGGCCGTGGTGAAGATATTGATATGTCTGACTACAAGCTAAAAATCAACCAAGGCCGCCATCAAGTTGATGCCGGCGGTAAAATGTCGCAACAGCGCACATCTCACCAGTTGATGAAAACAGCGCGTACTTTGTTAGCACCTTACTTTAATAAACTACAAGATCAGTCTATTACGGTGCACCTTGCCGGCCAACGTGGCGACTTTCTAGATGACGAAACAATTATACCGTTATCTAGCGATGCTGAGTTCAACGATATTATGGTTAACGAAGTATTGCCGCCTACTTACGACAATCACTTTTTCGGTGGTGATGCGACAACGTTCGAAGGTCTGGATGCAGCAGATGTATTCTCACTAGAAACAGTCGATAACCTGAATCTTTACCTAGAAGAAATGGCTAACCCATTACAACCAATTAAGTATCGTTCAGACAAACTGGCCGGTGATGAACCCTTTTTTGTACTCAACGTTACACCGCGTCAATGGGCTGATTGGCAGAAAACCGCTAGTTATAAAGATTGGCAGCAACTCACTGCGACAGCATTAACGCGCGCTGGGAACTTTGATCACCCGCTATTTAAAGGCGAAATGGCAATGCGTGGCCGTATCCTGGTTAAGAAGTATTCAGGTATGCCGATCCGCTTTAACCAGGGCTCGACAATCAATGTATCGCAGAACAACGATGCAGCAACCATTGCACAAAAAACCGCTGGCACACGCATTGACCGAGCGATGTTATTAGGTGGACAAGCACTTGCCACAGCTTACGGTGCGACAGGTTCAGGGAATCACTTTTCCGTGCACGAAGAAGCAACCGATGCGAATAACCGTAAAGAAGTCACTATTGGCTGGATGAACGGTTGTAAGAAAATACGCTTTGCAAACAAATCAGGTCGTATGCGTGATTACGGTGTTATTTCATTAGATACCGCAATTTCTACGGGCTAGTAGCTGTTGTTGTTAAGTTTTTATGGGCTGTGTTTGCAGCTCTTTATTTTTTATTTAGGGGAAAAATGATGGCGACTATTAAAGGCGCAACTATCCGCAACCGCATCTATGCAGGTGGCGCGCATGGTAATTTATCAGTGGCACATGGCCACGCTTTGTTAGCAGCAGCGGCTATTGGTGATGTAATCGAAGTATTAGAAATTCCAATTGGTATTAAATTTATTGGGGTACGCGTGTTATCTGAATCGGGCCTCGGCTCTTCTGTTACAGCGACCGTAAAAGTGGGTGATAAAGTCCTTGCTTCCGCCGTTAATATGTCAGGCGCTAATGCCACTGTCGTTAAAGCGATTGTGCCGTTCTCTACGGTCGATAAACAAAAGCTAACAGTGACTATTGCAGGGGCCGAAGCAACAGGTGATATTCAAGTTATCCCTGAATATGTGGCTGAAGGCTACTAAGAAGCTTCACTAATGCGCTTTACTAAAGTTATTTACAAATAGTAAAGCGGTAGCTTTATCAAGGGGGAGTTCCCCCTTTTTTACGAAAGGTATAAAAATGTTAATTGCATATATTGGCCCGAAAAAGACCAAGATTGATAAAATATCAGGTAGCCGAATGGTGTTTCCACAATTCGAGGCAATGGAAGTTGAAAAGGAATTCGCTCACCAACTTCTGCGCTTTCCCACCGTTTACGTTGAAGAGAAAAACTTAAAAGCAGCGATGGAAAAACAGAAAGAAGCGACAGTATCAGCAGCAGCGTTAATCGAAGAAAAAAAACAAGCTGGTATTAAAGAGCTAAAAGATGCTAGCCGAGTTATTAACCTCGATGGTCAAGAAGTTGATCTTAATAAGTACACACTTATTAAACTTGAAACCCTGGTTGAATCTCAAGACCTGGATATTGCAACAAAAGCCGCCGGCGAAAAAGTATATGACTATTGCGAGCGCGTCTTTACTGCATTCGTTGCTAAAAATGAATCGGACGCATAATTATGATTACTGTGCCGATTGCCGTTTTTAACGCTAGTTTACGTAAGATAGTAAACGTACCTTTGCCGTTTATAATGGCTGAGTCTATCGTCAAGGCGGCGCAGACTTTTTGCCGAAAATCACAATTAATCATTTACACCCGATCCCTGGGCGATGTTACCGCGCTGCAAGATTACACGCTAATCTCTGATTCTGAACTTAATACTAATAAATCATTGCTGAAATGCTCAGAAGTGATCAGCATTTCAGGACAAGAGCCGGGTAGTCCAGAACCAATTACTTTACACCGAGGTAGTGATTACGTTGTTTATAGTCGCGACGAAATAAGCTTTAACTTGGCGTATACAAATGTACAAGTGCGCTGCGCCGTTGAGCCGGTCCAATCGGCTACTGAGCTACCTATTGTATTGCTTGAAGATTACCTCGATGGAATATGCAGTGGAGCCGCGAGCTTACTCTTTATGCAGCCGGACAGTGATTGGTCAAGCGCTCGGTTAGCTAAACACCATGACACCTTATTTATCGAATCCATTGTCGAAGCACGCCGATTCCGTCTTGACGCTAACCCACACCAGACAACCGCCTCTCGCCCGGTTGTGAAAAGGAATTTTTACTAATGCTTTTATCCGACTTAATTACTAAAGTAGCCAAGCAACTGGTTGATACTAACCATGTTCGATGGACCCGAGAAGAGTTATTAGATTTTCTCAACATGGGGTTATCAACCTTTATTATCAAACGTCCAGACGTATCACGTACTACGGCAACACAAACAGCGACAGAATCACTAATAGATATTCCGACCGATGGTTACTCTATTATCACTGTCAATCACGTTAATAAACGCGGGGTTCAGTATGTTGACATTAACAAGCTAGGACAGCTAAACCCGGATTGGCGTTTAGATGACGGGGTTCCAGTAGCTTGGACGCGCAATGAATTTGATAATGATTCTGTTTATATTTACCCAGCTCCCGTTACCGAAGTAGATGTGGAGCTTGTTTATTCAAAAGATGTTCAAGTCGAGAGTGAGGATGAGAGCTTTCCGTTAAAAGAAATTTATATCTCTATTTTGTATGACTATATTATTTACCGTGCTTTTAATAAAGACAGCGCGAGCGCCGAAGAAGCACAAAAAGCGCAGTATCACTTGATGCTATTTAAAGACGCAATAGGCGATAAGGCGGCAGCCGATGCACTAAAAGAACAAATTCTACAAGCTAAAGAAGTAGGCCGCTAAGATCCCCTCCCCCTGACAATTACGCTTTACTATAAGTAAAGCGTAATTGTAAATCTAAACTGTAAAGTTAAATAAATATGCCTAAGTGTCCTTTATCACTTAACGGCCACTCTCCTTTTATATTGGATATCCTATGTCCCAAGAATTAGTCGATTCTGTCCATGCGCTAACCACGAAAACATCATTATTATTAGATGCACATGTTATCGCTAAAAATACCATTGACGCGAAAGTATTGGCTACTGCCGCTGATGTAGTTTCGACAAATCAGGATGTTGTTGCTACTGGAGCAGATAGAGCCCAAACCAATGCTGATGTTGTTAAAACCAATGCCGCTGTAGTTGCTACCGCAGCTTTGACTAATGCTGATCTAATTGCTACCAATGCTGATGTAATCAAAACTAATGCTGACAGAGAGGCGACCGCCGAAAACCTCGAAGATGTGATAGTCAATCGTAATACGACTGATACCAACGCAGCCCAAACGGATGCTGATGTAATCAAAACTAATGCTGACAGAGAGGCGACCGCCGAAAACCTCGAAGATGTGATAGCTAATCGTAATATAACTGATGCTAATACCATTCAAAGCAATAGTGATCTAGCCCTAACTCAAGAAAATAAAGCCCAAACTAATGCTGATGTTGTTAAAACCAATGCCGCTGTAGTTGCTACCGCAGCTTTGACTAATGCTGATCTCATTGCCACCAATGCTGATGTAATAAAAACCAATGCTGATGCCCTTATAGCCTCTACTAAAGCAAATGAAGCTGCTGAATCTGCTATAAAAGCAACAGCAGTTCAAGCGGTATTAGATGTTGTATTAATGCCAATGGCAGGAAATATAATTGCAACACAAACGTTATTAATTAAACGTTTACCAATGGGCTAATGGAGAAAAACTATGCCAAATTCAGTAGAAATAGCACTATTAACAGCAAGTACAACAGCATTAACAGAAGAAGTTGTAGGACAGAAAAACAAGTTAGATCTTAAAGTAGAAGTAGTAATAGCACAGGCAGCTATCTCCGTTAAAAATGCTGCAATTGCTCAAAATGTAATAGATACAGCTAGTGAAGTATTAACTGATATTACAGCAAACGATGTGATTAAAACTAATAGTAATAAAGTTGCCACAAACCAAGATGTGATTGCAACAAATCAAGATGTAACTACTACACAAGCTAATGTAAATAAAACAGATGCAGATGTAATTACAACAGTCAATAATGTAAATATAACACAAAACAATGTAGAGCTAACAAATGAAAACGCACAAACAAGTACTACAAATGCTCAAATAGCTGAATCAGTTGCTGTAGGTTTAAATGAGGTTATGACGTGGGGAGATCATAATCTTGAGCCTTATTTAAAAGACCTAGGTGAATCTACTTTAATTAAAAGTGAATCTCCTGCTATTGGTGAAGTTCTTATTTTTAATGGTACTGAGTGGGCTAATACGCCTGTAGGTGAAAGCTTACCTCCACAAGAAGGCAATGCGGCTAAGGTGTTATCTACAGATGGTACAGGTGCAATTTGGATAGATGCATTAGCAGGAGGACAAACCAAAACGCCAAATATAACTATAGAAGATATTATGGAAAATACTTCAGTTACTGGAATAATTTTAGATTATGACTTGAATACTACTTATAACATTATTGCTGAAAAAGGAAGTATATCAGGTAAAAGCATAGATAAGTTTAACTACAAAGCACCTGATATTCTTTCTGGATCAAGTAATATTACAGATACAGTAATGGTTTATGCAACTAAAGCAGGTGAGTTAAAAAGTAATTTAACTACTTTAATCGTAACAGTTTTGTATGTACCGATTATAGGTGATGTTGCAGTTGTAGATAATCTTACAACAGCGTTTACAAATACAGGATGGACTTTATGAAATCGAGTATAAACAAAGCAACATGGATTGAAATCGCAGAAGAACAAGGTATTAACTTAACTTTATCTTCTACAAGTACAACATCAGTAACAGTTGAAGAAGGTGTTACAGACTTACAGAATATGTATGTAAAAAATGCAGAAAATACTGATCAATATTTAAAAGTAAATATTGATAGTGTGAGTGGTAATGTGGGAAGTCAGGTTATTGATTTTACTTCTGCTAATTTATCTTCTACACCTACACAAATTAATAATGAAGGTGCTTGGGCAGAAAGTGGAGAAACTACTGTTTCTTACAAGCCTAAAGAATATAGTGTTGATATTACGTCAACCTCAAATAGTTTAGTTTTATCTGAAAATCCCAATTCTAAAAATGTATCTATCTACAATGGTAGTAATACATTTCGAGGGGTATTAGGAAATGTAGTTCCAACTAGACTTAATTCTTTTGCTGGTTATCCTGTTGAATATAATTACTTTAATAACTATTATCAACATAATATGACTCAAAGAAGTTCTCCTAATCCTATTGGTGAATTTGTAGACGCAGGTAGCGATATAGGACTCGTACATTTATACGCACAACTTGTTATGACTTCAAAATTTGTTTATGTAATAGGTAAGAACATACTTCAAGTAGCACCTGTTGACAATGATGGAGTAATTGGAACGTGGTCATTAGCTACAAATCAATTACCCGATCTCACTTCACAGAGTCAAACTATTATAACTAAAAACAGAATTTATATATTGGATAAATTACAAATGATGACAGCTCCAATACTTAGTGATGGAACTGTTGGAGTATGGGAAATTATAGCTGATCCGTATGAAGAAATTGATATGAGGTTTTCTCAAGTTGCTCTAACTATAAATCGAGTTTATATTTTAGGTGCAGGTGCTGATATGAGAGTGTTTACAGCTCCGATAAACGATGAAGGAATTGTTGGGTTATGGGAACAGTCGACAAATCCTTTACCTCAAAAAACTCATCTTAGTCATTGTGTTATTACTAAAAATTATGCGTATATGATAGGTGGTTATTCACAAACTACACAAGTTAGTATAGCAACCATAGATAGTGATGGAATAATTGGAACATGGGCAAATGCTAATAATGATATACCGATTGGCGCTGCTGGCGGTAGTACACTAATGACTAAGAATAGAGTTTACTTAATAGGAGGGTCAGATCGTAGTGTTATGACCGCGCCTATTGATGACGATGGACTTATATTAGATTGGGAACTTTTAGAAAACTTTATACCAGAAGGAGTGGACAACCCTTTATTAGCAGTAACAAAAAATAATCTCTATTTAATCAATGGGAGTGAAAAAATGTATGTTGCACCATTTGCTGATGGATGGTCAATAGATCAAAACTCTTACATATCAGAAAGAACGGTATTTGTATCTCCAATAG